TCAGTTTCAACTACGTGAACCTTGAAGTCGTATAACTCTTCCTCTCCTATGACATCACCCTCATCATCGAAGATAGGTAACATCATCTCTTTTAAATCTGTGTAGATATCAGCAGGGTGATAGATAGTTCCTACCACTGTCTCAGTAGCTCCCGTGCTCTCAATCGAAGCTAGCTGTGAGTATTGCTGTGTAACCTTACGTCGTCCTTCCTCAGTGTATGCATTGTTAGGTACAACCATATCATCTAGGAATACGTGGTTAGCGTGGAAGCCTGTGATGTTAGTAGTAAGACCAGCTGCAAAGACTGTTGAGTCTCGTACGCCTTCCTGCTTACGCTTAGGGTGATCAACACATACCTCAGTGTTAGTCCACTTCTCCCTCTTACCTTCCTCACGCTCTAGCATCTCAGGCCAGTAGTAAGTATAGATATCACAGGTTAATATATCTTTGATAGCCTTCAACTGCTTCTCAGCTAAAGCGCTTGTTGCCGATACGTATAGTATGGTATCAGCTGGGAATCTTGTGATCAACCATGCAGCCTTAACAGCAGCACAGTGACTCTTCTGATGATCTCGTGGTAATAGCAGGACTGAGTTGTCTTTCTCATCAGCCTCTAAATCCATCCACCACTTGAACGTATCTAAATGTATTTGACCGTACACGCGGTGAGGGTTAACTAGCTTGGCGAAGATACGAAGATCAGCCTCCGCTGCTTCCCTTACCACTTGTTTCTTATCGGTCATATTATAATCCTAATCGTTGTAAGTCTCCATCGACAATAGACACTATCTTAGTTGCCGCTTTAAGTTCTGCTTCCTTCTCAACCTTAGATGGGGCACCAGCCTTTCGACGATCCCAACCCTTGTCTAGAAGTATCTTAGCAGATGACTTGCACCCACCCTTAGCTAATACTCGTATCTGACGTAAGCCTACTGAGCGTAGACGAACTTCAAGTTCATCCCTCCACTCCTCTACCCGATTCTTTAGGATACCCTCAGAGAGTATGATCCAATGCTTCCAAGAACCGAAGTGCTCCTTAGCAATACGATACTCTGTGGGGTCTTCAAGCTCAACGAAGATACGTTGGATAGAAGGATAAGTGATACCACGGTATGTTGTATCGTCTTCACGTAGCGTGTACAGGACACGGTCTAAGTCCCCTTGGCATGTCTCCAAGAACAACTTCTTTGTTAGCCAGTGGCCTTGTGTACCTTTGAACTTAGACATAGTGTCTCCTTAAAAGTTAACTTTGATAGGCCACTCTACCTCAGTAGGGAAGCCTTCTTGATCTGTAATGTTTAATAGCATCTCACGTAAGTCATTGAGTAGACCTTTCTGATACGTAGTACATGCTGCCCAACGAATACCGGAGTAGATGTCAATCTCTTTAACTAAACGTTCATCACGCTTAGCACGTACCTCTGCTTCGAGATCAGTCTCTGGTTTAACGTAGTTGATGATGATAGCCTTAGCTTCCAGCACCTCTTGCTTCATAGTCTTGTAATCACGATTGCCCTTACAGTCAGGGACAGTCTTGCCATCTAGATCATATAAACCGCTTTCTAATTGCTTGTATATCTTCATATTATATCTCCGCCTCTGCTACCCAGTGGAATCGTAAGTCATCACCAGCTGCTGGTGTTCCTGATGCGTATACACCTGTGCCCGTCTGTCCGGGATTATAGACAATAGCTGATATGTCGGAGACTATGCCATCATTTCTCATCGTTGTCAAAGTGCCTGTAATGGGACTATAGACGGATATAGTAGGTGTAGCATACATCCTCGTACCAAACGTAACCTGTGTAACAGGGGTGATCAACCCTGTACCTTCGTAAATATAAGACCCTACGGCTGTTACAGCTTGCGGCCCATCTTCATAGTTATAAGACTTCTGATAGTATCGCTCACACTGTGCTAGGTTCTCACCGAAAGGTAAGGTTATAAGTGGAGTAGCTACATCACCTATCTCTGCTTTAATATTAGCTAACTGTACAACAGCTGTAGGGTTAGCATTAATACTACCACCGAAGAAGTCTGTGCCTGCATAGGTATAGAACTCTAGAGCCCAGTACGAGTCATCAGTAACAGTCGTAGTACCTAGATCGGTTAAGGGTATGGTAACTTCGTACTGTGTCCACGTACCATCAATATCTACAGGAGTTGCTTCGATAGTTGTAGGAGCCGAACCGCCAGTACCGTGGTTAGCATTGATAAGTACTAGAACTTTCTGATTAGTTTCCGCACCATTAGCTAGGAAGGATACTGTTAGATTCTTAGCTGGTGCATCTGAACGCGAACGTAGTAAGGTTTTAACATTCTCAATCCTCTGTATCAGTCCAGCAACACCATTCGTAGCGTTAAGGCTTGTGTAATCCATCTCAATAATCTTACAATTCTTACGACCTGATAGTAGGTTGACTACCGAGGAGTCATCTCTAAGCTGGGGAGTAATACTTCCAGAAGTACCTCCACGTGCCATAAGCCATCTATCTGCTATATAACCTTGCGGGGTTACACCGTCTAGTGTTGTGATCTCACCATCACGTTGATCTACTTCAAAATCACTATTCATCAACTCGTTGTTGTTCACAGTAACCAATGGTTCTAAAGCAGCTAACTCTATCTGAAGGTTAGCGTTTGATACTGCATCATCATCACCGGGGCCAATGATACCAGTCATATCTAACACAGCGATAGCATTGTTAATTCGTGTCTCTGCCTCTCCAACTTGGAATGCACCGTTAGCTGCGATGACTGCATCAGCACTTGCTGTACCAGCTGCACCTGTAGCTATGGTAGCTTGTGCCCCTGCTAGTTGCACTTGATCGTTAGCTAGTTGAACCTCATCAGCTGCTAGTCCTACTTGGACTACACACTTAGCTACCTCATCCTCAGCTAGACCTACTTGAATTATTGATTGGTTGTAAGCATTGATTGCTGATTGATTGGAGGCTTCTGAATCTATTGCTGATTGAGCTGCTGCTGCCTCACTAGCTCCTATCGTAGCTACACCATTGTTAGCTGTTACAGCACTAGCCGCCGCTGCTATTGCACTGTCTGCTGCTGATGAAGCTTGTTGTGTTGCTGCTAACTCTGCTGCATCAACCTGTGCTATAATGTCTATACCACCTGATAGGATATTAGTAGCATCGATACTATTGACATTGAGTAGATCATTGCTGTCAGCATCTAGATCGTGATCCATGTTATTGGACTCACCCATAACCGCTGTTCGCCATAACACATTCGTATTAAGGGCATCCTCTACTTGTTGGAACCGAGCGTTAACATCTTGTTGCAGGTTATACCCACCGCTAACATCTGCTATTGTAATCTTAGCCAATGGCTTATCTCCTCTATTTGAATTAGTGCTACCCTCTACCGCATACTTTGTTTCGGCTTGGGTGGGTAGCGAACCCATTTCTAAATTCTTTATGTATAGGATACATCCTTATCATGATACATAGTCATGCTTCTCATTAACTTCTTTATTGACTTCTTTTTAACTCTTCTTTTTAAAGATACTATATTAGACAACAAAAGTTGGAAAAAGTTCAATTTATTTTTAAATTATTTTAAATCAGTTATAAATATAAGAAGAAGGTAGAAGATAAGACCTGTATAGTATCATGATGTAACGTAGGAGATAGTATGATTAGTAGAGCGAGTTATGAGACTAGTTACCCTTGTATGTAACGAGCGATCACGTGATTTATATATATTGGCCTCTACCTGTATAGGTGTAATCTTAAGGAGTCCTCCGAATTAGTCGACAGTAGTCTCCTTCTCATAATTCCTCTGAGATATTTTTAAGGTGCTAAGAACACAAGCGTCCCGGCCCCTGCCCCCCATACACGCCCTTTATGGAAGTAGCCACTAACATTGATTTGTGTGATAGTAGACAACACTGTTGTCGGAGAGGTGTGGTGCTAAGTGTTTGAGCCAATTCCCCACTAAGATGACCCCTGAATAGGACATGCCCTGAATAGGTGCAGCCTTAGTCGCACTAGTGTAGTCGGACTATGTTGTGTAAAGATGAAATGAGTAGTAGACATACCTAATGATAACTGCCATACTGTATACAGATCGAGGTATCCTACCTTTATCGTTAAAGAGGTTCTTATTATGTTCTCTATAGTGTTCGCTCTAATGCTCTTAGTAGGTGGTATCGTTGGATTCGTCCTAGCTGCCATACACCAAGATGAGCAACCAGATCAAGATGAGTTCATGTCTTGTGATAGTAGCTGTTACTGTAAGTCTGATACTAAGAACAATGGTCGTAAGGGGAGTAAGTAATGTTTAAGATTAAGATTAGAATGTGCGGTGAGTGGTTCATTCTTGAGAGTGATAAAGGTTCTAAGGAGCCAGACACCTTTAATACTTTTGAAGAGGCAGAGGTGGTCGCCAAGGAAAAGAGTCGTATGCTCAACACACGGTGTAAGGTGGTGAAGGCATGATTAATCTTCTCCTTATTCGCTTGCATCCAATCACTAGCTGTGTAATAATACTGGCTTACTCATTCATACTATCAGGTACTCTATAATGGACTTTCAAACAATAGCTTTAATCATCATCTGCCTTTGCTTCCTACCCACTGCTATCATGGTAGCGTTGCATCTCTTAACCTTATTCGTTGTTATACCATGTGCTGTTGTCATGCGTTGGGTATACAAGATGTGTAAGATGAATCCACCAAAGAAGTGGGAGGGATAACATGGAACTGCTAGTAATCGCCTTCGTTATAGCAGTCATCCCATTCTCTCTTACAATACTAGCCTTAACAGTACGTGAAATAATCATTGAACTAGATAGAGGTACTTAACATGAACTATGAACAAGTGGAAGCAGTAGCTAAGGATATACTAGCTAAACTTAATAGTGGTGAGTTGAAGAAGAGTGAGGCAGTGGCATGCCTTGAGGAGATCCAACGTACAGCAGGGAATGAGTTCTACTTAGTCAATGAGGATGGTACGTACTACTTAATGGAAGACGGGGAAGAGATATGATCTGCGGTCATAAGTTTCAACAGGGTATCACTTGCAATCAAGAGATATCATTTAAGATGGGATTCAA